AACAAGAACACAGCTAGCAAATTGTCGAAGTGGAGTTCGCACTCCTGCCATGATAGGTGTGGGAATGTTGATTTTGTGTTTGGAGATTGCGTCATAGTACCTCTTAACGTATGACATTCGTGTTTCTTTTGGATACTCTGCAAAAATAGTCAGAGCAATCATCATATACATGAACTGAGGAGTCTCGTATACTCCACCAGTGCTACGATCTTGAACCAGATACTTGTCAACTACCTGACGGAGACCAGCATAGGTAAACAAATAATCGCGATGATGATCAACCCAAGAATCTGCTTTATGAATCTCTTCTAAAGAATATTTACTAAAAATTTCAGGGTCGTACACCTCACGGTTTACACATTGATATATGTGCTGCTCAAGTGTCGGCAGTTCACGCATCTTTCCATAGAGTTGTTTGCGAACAGAAAACAACAGAAGACGTGCTGCAACAAATTGATAGTTAGGATGCTCCAAATCAATTAGGTCAGAAGCAGCACGAATCAAAATTTCTTGAATCTCCTCAGTGGTAATTCCATCATAGAACTGAATACCAGACTTCATCTCAACTTGACTCGCAGAGACGCCTGCAAGACCCTGACACGCCTCGTCAACCATCAAATGCATCTTGTCTAGGTCGAGAGGTTCAATTCGACCATCACGCTTTTTAACTTTCGTACCGTTGCTCATATTTTCTTCCAGGAATTAAATTTAAGTTTTGCTTGCAAACCAGAGTATGTATTAGATTCTATCACAGATTGAACATCAAGTCCACACATTACCATATCATTTATGTCTTTTTCAGTTATGTTTGAAGGCCAAATAACTACTGACTCACCAGAATCGATTGTTTTGGATATTCGGTTGACAATTTCTCGATTTCTCGGTTCGTTATCGTAGATCCAAACAGGATTGCTAATCCCCCAACGACTAACATCAGCGTCAGCTCCGCACATAGCAATCGAATTGCGAATGAACGTGCTGTCGAATGGTCCTTCTGTAACGTAGACTGGAGCATCTGTTCGGATGTTATCCAATCCATAGATTTTTGGTGCATCATCATTAAACATCACGGTAATATATTTAACAGAGTTAGGATTTCCAAAATCCATAGATCTGCCTTGGATTCCAATCAAGGATTCTTTGTAATACAAAGGAATAATAATCCTTGGTTCGTCGTGTTTTGTACTCTCAAAAACTTTTTTCTTTGAGTTTACATACTTTTTAAACTCTTCAGCAAAGTAAAACTTATCTGGATTAAGTTTCCTAGCTGACAAATATCCCTCTGGACGAGGGTCTTCAGAACATTTAGGAAGTTTTACTCCCTCTTTAAATTTGGGTGCCTTGAAGACAAACTTTGGTTCTTCAACAGAGAAGTTTTTGCCAGTGTGACCATCTTTGAATTTTTCCAGCGTGTATTGCTTATGAAGTGCTGGATCGAGTTGCTTCAAAAAGTTATTAAACGACAAAGAAGCACCACAATTGTGGCACTTAAAGTTCGTATTAGTCTTTACTTGGTAAATATAACCCCTTGTTTTATTCTTATTCTTCTTAGAGTCACCACAAATCGGACAGCGAAAGTTGTAAAGACCCGCTTTGACTCTCTTAAATTTGCTCAGTCTATGAGATAGAAGACCAATAAACTTGGAATCAATATGATCCATTCACGAAAGCAACTGCTGGTGCCACTATAGCACTTTCAGCAGAGGATAACAAGGGTCTAATTATTTTAATTGCTTGTGGATTGGACAGTGCTATAATTGCTCCCAATGCTCCGATAGCAATCCAAAGTTTCCGTTCCAATAATGATAATCGTTGAGTAACGATGTCATGATCGCTGTCCATTTTATCACGGAGTTTGTCGATTTTATCAAACAACACTGCGTCGATATCTTCTTGCTTTGATATTCGTTCCTCATGAACTGCCAACATTCGCGACACATTATTATTTACCTCAGCAATTTTTTCAATTGCAGCGTCCAACTTAGAGACAAACATCTCAAAGTTTTCAAGTCTTTCTTCTAGTACCGCGACCTTAATTTGATCTGCCATTTGTTGGTGACCACATTTTTCTTAGACCTTTCTGGTAAATATATTTCTTTTTCTTTCTTTTCACTGGGGGATCATCACCTGCTTCCACAGTTCCAGCAATCTGCCCACCACCAACATTATTTACAGGAGCATCTTCATACAAAGATTCTCTGATAATATCTAAAATTTTATTGAGGGTCCTTTCTTTCATGGTAAATTTTTTGTAATTGCCCTAAACACTCAATATCAACAGGAATATCGTGTATATAACACTTCGGATATTCTGGAATACGATTCAAAAATAACATAAAAGTTTTTATGATAGACCACAACTCCGTCTCAATTTTAAAAAATAACATTGGAGTTGCCGCTTCCCCAAAAATATTATAGAGAATAATAAAGTGATTGATAAGAAGGGGAACCTTAAGTTCCCCTGTGTTCTTATATCGTTTCAATAGTCTTTTGATATACTTAAAATGATTTAAGTCTCTATCAAAATCTTCTTTTGTTACGGCTTGGGGATTCTCATAATTTTTAATCGCGAATAAGAGGAAGTTTTCCTCATTCAACTCAGTGAAAAACATCTATTATCAAGCAGGAGGATTACCGTATACAGGGGAGTTGCCAGTAGTAATACCAGACATTGCAACAAGGACTTCAGATTTGACTCTTAAGTTGCCTGCATTATCATTATAGGTGGTAACACCAACCCATCCTTCGTGACTCAGATGATACGAAGTTCCAGTGGTTGCAGTCATTCCTTCATCAGAAACACCATATACGAAGGAATCTTCAGTTCCGTAAGATGCTTCACTGAATTTAGCATCCTTAATGGTGGACTTAGGAAGTTGGCTGACAGTAAAGGTTGTACCAGCGATACTAGCGCCACTCAGACCCATAGTAGATCCAATAGTGAGCGAGAGAGTGCTCGCAATACTAACAATTACAGCATCACCAAAATATGTACCATCGCGATCACCAAATCTGATGATATCGCCTTCCTGTGCTGCACCAGTTTGACCAAAAGTGGTTGCCGTTCCAGTTACAGCACCGGTGACATAATTCAGCGATACTGTGCCACCAGTTCCAACGGCATCGTTATTTCCCCAGAGTGCCATGTCTTTCTACCGTAAAAAATTATTTGCTATCAAATATTTATAAAAAAAGGAGACCCCACAAATGAGGTCTCCTTAAAAATTCACTCCGCTTCTCTTGCTTTAATTGCTGCGGTAACAACTTCAAGAAGTTTATCGTCCATGTCAGTTTTAGTCAACTTAACCGCTTTAGCAAGGATAACAAGACAGATCTCAACCAGTTTCTCACCAAGTTCTTCGTTTTCTGGAATTTGCGCGACAGCATCTCTGATTACCTTTGACGCTAATGGAAGTAAGAATGCGAGCATGATGAACCTCAGTAGACTATATTCTATATATCCCCTAAAAACTCCTTAAAGGTTTTTTTATTTTCATTCATCTGTTTTGTTTTTTTCTTCATCGTATTGATGAATGCTCTATAAACTGCTGCTTCAGCGGTCTTACCCATTTCTCTTGCTCTTTGTTCCATAGCAACTGCTGCCTGGATTTTGTGAGCATGAGAACGACTTGACTTTTTAATCTTGGCAACACTTGCTTTAGAAGTTGCAACATCTTTAAATCCTAAACCATGAATGGTTCCTTTAGGATTCTCATCAGTATAAAGGTCAGAGTGCTTTTTAGAATTAGCAGGTTGACCTTTCTTCCTAGGAATACGGGGATTTGATTCTTCACTTACAGATCCGTTAGAACCTCCTCCATTTCCATTACCACCATTACCGTTTCCATTACCATTATCGTTTCCATTACCATTGCCGTTTCCATTACCATTACCGTTCTTCTTAGTCTCTTCAGACTCTTCATCTTTAGCAAGAAGTCCACGGGCACCGACATGATATCCCATAGGAATCTTCTTACACTTTTTGTCAGTGTAACAATAATAATACCCTGTCTTACACTTTTTAGTTTCCTCATTCACGTCACCTGTTCTATCTCCTTTATGGAGATTCTTGAATAGATGCTTATGAAGAGGTTTTGCTCTCTTCATAATCTTATCTCTCTGAGAAAAATCTTTTGCCTCTTTCGCAACTTTCTTCTCAGGGAGACCCTTATGCTTAGTCTTAGCAAATTTCTTTACGTCGGACATGCTGGCGGAGGCAGCAACTTTGGCAACCTCAGGCGAGGGATTTTCCATTTCCCCCTTCTGAGCCGCCCTAACCATCCCGAAGAATCTTTGTTGTTTTTTGGAGACGGCGGGCATTTGTCAGTCTCCTCTGTAGTTTGATCCTTTTCTTGGACCCGTAGCGTCTGCCATTTTTTCTGCGTCTGTTCTTGTGTCTTTTTCACGTTTCACCTTTTTAACTTTACCCATTACCTTTTTGTTTGCTTCTTTCTTCTCTTCAGGAGTCATTCTATTGTACTTCTGAGAGATTTTCATCTGATCATCTACCGACAGTTCTTCATTCTTCAAACCCATATATCTCTGAGATGCTGCACTAGGACCTTTATTAAAATAATTAACCTTTGGCATTGAAGCAGAACCACGACCCAGAGTCTTGTTTACCATATCAACCTTTTTCTGGTTGGCACGGTTGGTTGCATCAACAGCATCTTGTGCCATACGAATTGGGTTTGGAATTGGTGTAGGTCCAAGGTATCCATCACCTGGTTTTTCAGTCAGTGTTTCTTCACTCATACGATCAACAACTTTCTGTGCTGCTCTTCTAAGCAAACCCTTCACACCTCTCTTTGCTTTTTTAGGTGCATCTTCTACTTTTTTCTTTGCTCTTCTTGCTTTATCACCTGCAGTTTGTGCTGCTTCTCTTGCTTTGTTATAAGCAGCGACTTGTGCTT